CGGTGTTTAGGACACGCTGGTACACGTTGGCGGTTACAAGCGTGCCGCTGGCGGGGACGACACCTTGCGCCTGTTCCTCACGCATTTGCGCGATCGGCACAGAGCCCGCGTCACCCTTGTCACCAGTGCGCTGGAAGAACAGCATGACCGGATCGTTGTTGGCGAATGGGCTGGCCGAGATCGAGGCAAGGGGTGCAATCGAAATGTTCCGGTAGCCGGCCGGCGTTGCGCGTGCGGTCACGTTGAAGTCCAAAAACTTCGACGGATCGACCTGTTTTGCGATGCGGATCTGGCCCTTGATCGCACTGGTCGAAGCGTCGAAGGTGTCGATCAGGCTCGTGTAGTCGACAGTGTCAAAGCCGACCAGGTCCAGGCGGATGGTCGTGGCAGCGTTCTGGACCGGACTGTCCAGCCGCAGAAAGCCGGGGCCTGGGTCCGCATCGGCAGTGGCCGTGCTGAACTTGTACGGGATGGCATAGGCGCCGCCGGCCGCCAACGTATTGATCGCGGCAAGAGTAGCGTTGACCTCGCCGCCCCATTTCGGCAGCAGCTGCATGAAGCCGGCGAACAGGATGTCGAAAAACTCCTGGTCCTGCGTGCGGGCCGGCATCTGCGCCTGGTCGAGGAATGTGGTGATACCAGCCATTAAACGGCTCCTTCAATCGTAAGATTCATTAGGGAAAGCATTTGGTACTGGATGACGTTTTTGAAGCTGCTGTAGCGGCCAAAGACGGCGGTACTGCCGTAAGGCCCTCCCACCCAAACAATCGGTCGCTGTCGCAGCTGAAAAAGGCGCGCCTGGATGTAATCGATTTGGGAGTTGTCCACCATGACGTCACAGGACATGAGCTTGGCGTATGGGCGGATAACCGTGGTGCTGGTTCCGTCGAAATTGAACGTCGTGCTCGAGTAATCCTTACCTTCGGTCGAAAGGCCCAGGAGCGACGGTCCAAAGTCGTCTATCGGCCCGGCTGCGCACATGCCGCACTTACCTACTCCGCCAATTTTTCGCAGGCAGATCGTGATTAGCGCATTGGCGTAGACCGGCAACTTCAGCGTCAGGAAGTAGTCCTTCCGCTTGATGCGCTTGAACCCCCAGTTAAAAAATGAGCTGCCCGAATTCGACTCGATCAGCGATCTTGTCTCGGTGTAGACCAGGCCTTCCACCTTATCCACAACGCTGATGCGCACCTCGTCGGCAAAGCAGTTGCCAAGGTAAAGCCCTTGCGAAACCGCCTGGGTCGACAGTACAACTAAGATTTCATCCGGATTAGTCGTCTGGGTATTGTTGTACTGGTCCAGCATCGCCCGCCGGTTCGTCACGCCCCGCGGGGTCCAGGCGGTGGTGTCGCTCAGCGCCTTACCGGTATTGTTGGCGATGAGCGATTGGTAAACACCATAGGTCGCCGGGTCGTACGCCAACTCATCCTTGGCAAAGGTGGCGCCGACACTGTATGGCCGTTCGGGAATCGGCACATTCGAATACACCAGGCCAGCGCCCGGACCGATTACCTCGCCAGCATCAAGCAGAACATATGGCGCTTTGCTCAAATCAGCCGGGTCATAGGTCACGCGGAGCGTATTCGGCGGCGCCATCTGCTGCACGCCGTTACGGTCGTAGTACGGTGCCGAGGTGGCACGCGTGCAGGTGACGTCGCCCATCGTCATAGGTTCGACAATAATCATTCTTTCCTCACAGGCGGCATGCCGATCACGTCGAATTTCACCAGCCGATCCTTCACCTCCATCGTGCTAACTGCGATCGACTTCAATGCTGCCTCCTGACGCTCGATCACGGCCTGCTGCAGGGCGACGGTAGCGTTCAGCCGGTTCACGGCGGAGACCAGCACTTCCGAATTCGCCGCAGGGCTGGATGCACGCTGCAGAATATCGGCCGTCTGGCTGCTGCTCCAGATTCGCGCTGGCCCGGTTGCCTCAAGCTCCGGACCGTCCTCGCCAACCCACCGGAGACCGCCGCCGAACATCCCACCCTCACGGAAGCCCGGAATGCCGCGGCCACGCAGCTCTGACTTCGCGCCGGTAATGAATTCGGCACGTTCATCAGCGTCCATCGTCGGGCCGAATGCCTGCGTCCAAAACGCCAGACCAGCTGCATCTGGAGCACGTCCCAACACGCTTTGATACAGGCGGTTGAGCTCACCCTCAGTCGAGTTGGTAATGCCGTCCACGATCTGGGAAATTGGCGTGCCGCCGGCTGCGAGGTTTTGCCAATACTCGAGGCCGGATGCATCCGGTGCGCGCCCCAGAGCAGATTGATAGGCACTGTTGATCGCCCCTGTAGCGGACACAATCGGGTTGCTCTTAGCGCCCCCGATCGCGCCAGCAAGGGCCGCCATTGCTTGAGCCAACGTCAGGCCGTTGGTATTGATGCCCTTCAGTTCATCGACAATTTCCTGCTGGCCCGCGAGCATGTCGTCCAGAGATTTGAGCTGATCTTGCGCCGCTTTCAAGGCGCGCTCCTCGACCGTCAGCGAATCGTCAGTGAGGTCGGCAAGCTGCTGCATGTCGCTCTGCGTCTGGTACAAGTCGCGCAGGTAGTCAGCATAGGTGCTGAAGCGGCTGGATGCATCCTGCGAAACCGCGCTCAGGGCGTCCTTCAGGTCGTCCGCTCCTGGCAATGGTCCACCGGCCTTGGCGATCGCGAGGGCGGCGCGGATCTGCGCCTGGGCAGCAGCGCGCTCCATGGCTTGCTGGTCCGGCGACTTCATTCCGTCCAGGGAGCCACGCAGCGACTGCGACAGCCCCTGCAGCCGACTGACAGCCTCGGAATGCGCATCAACGCTACTCTGCACCGCAGCCTTCTCGCGGTCGACCACGCGCTGCAAAACCGCATATGCACTGTCCACGCCACCCAGCAGGGTACCGGCCGCATCCTTAATGTCCTGCAGGGCCTTCGCGGCGTCGGCTGCGCCGTCCGCAGCTGCTTCTGCAGCCGGGTGCACCAGGGCGAACGCTTCAGCCACGGAAAGTAGCGAATTCAGGCGATCCGCCCCTTCCTTCGTCGCCGCGGCGCCGGACGCGATCAGGTCATCCACCAGGCCCTTGAACTGAGCGCGGGTCGTCGGGATCGTGCCCAGGCTCATGCTGGCCAGCGCCTTGTCCAGCGCCTCGGCGACGGGCTTGATGCGCTCGGCCTCCGTCAGGAAATTCTGGTTGAAGAACGTGGCCTTCTGGCCCAGCGCGGAGACTCCGCCGGCGGCGTCGATCAGCTGCTCGCGCGCGGCCGCCGACTGCAAGCCCGCCGCACCGAACAGCTTCTCGGCCGAGGTGCCCAGCAGCTGCGCGACCTGGTCGGTCGCCTGGAATTCGCCGGCGAGCCGCTGCAGGGCGGCCGCAGCCGTCTCGCCCGACTTCGTGAGCGCATCGAGGCCAGGGACCAGTTTCCGTGCGACTTCTTCGCCGACACCGGTGAAAAAGTCGGTAATGGCCTGCTTGTTCTTTTCCTCGTCCTTCGTCAGCGTGATGTCGAAGGTCTTCGAGTAGTCCTTGAGTGCATCGGCCGATACTCCGAGCGATGCCGCAAATCCTGCCGAGACCGATTTGATGGAGTCGAAGCCCTCCGTGAACTGCTTGATCGTGTCGTCGGTCAGCTTCTGGGACTCGGTGTATTTCTTGTCGCTCTTGAACCATCCACCCTTCTCGATGATGTTCTGGTAGGTTTCACCAGACACGGCGCCATCTGCGAAGGTGCCGCGCAAGCCTTGGGACTGGATCTCGGGCGCCTTACGGCCAAACATGCGGTTGTAGGCGCCGCCCAACAGGCCACCGACCAACGCGCCCAAGGCGGTGCCGATGACTGGCACAATCGAGCCTACGGCCGCGCCGATCGCGGTGCCGGTGTTCACAGCGCCGTTGCTACCGTAGCCGCCGGAGATGGCGCGTCCACCCAGCACGCCACCGGCCACGCCGCCGAAGATGCTCGCGGCCGACCCCAGCATCGCGCCTGCGGATTGCCCCGCACCCGACAGCCCGCCTAGTGAGCCGTCCAGGCCAAAGCCTTGCATGCCCTGGCCAAACGTGGTCATGTTCGACGAGCCAAAAAAGCTACCAACGGACTCGACTCCCGAACCGATGTTAGAGGCGAGGCTGGCCCCCATGCCGCTCAGACCGCCGGAGACGCTGCCGTACAGGTTCTTCGCAGTGTTGGCCATGGAGATCAGCGAACCGACACTGCCGCCGCTCGAGCCTGCAGCCGATGCGAACAAATCGCCGGTGCCGCCATTGCTTGCAATGGCGCCGCTGCCGGTCATTGACGCCTGCAGGCTGATGATCCATTTCTTGACCGTCATCTGGTACAACAGATCCAGCAGCCCGTTTTTCAGTGTGTCGCGCAGCCGGTCAAAGGCCGACTTCCCGCTATCGAAGATGCTGACGAAGGTATCGTGCGCTGTTTGCTCGATCGAACCCCACATCTTCTTCTGCTCGTCCAGCTGGGGCTTCATCGACTGGTTCCGGTACCAGACGTCGAACTCCGCCTGCAGGGCTTTCTGAGCCTCTGTGCCCTCGCCGGCCAGCTGAATGCGCTCGCGCCACATCTCGGCGTCGATCTGCAGGAGCGCGGTCGCACGGGCTTTCTCATCGACGATCGCGTCCGCTGCAAACCGGCGGTTGTCCTGGGCGAGCTGGTTGGCATACCCGAGCGCCTTGGTCTGCGCCAGGGTGGCCTGTTCGACCGCGACGCGCATGTCCTTCTCGGCGCGCAGCTGCGCCTCGAGCTCCTCTCCGATCACGATGCCCTTGCTGCGCTCGTCCTGCAGGAATTTCTCGAGGTCGGTCTCGCCTTTGATGGCGACCATAGCGACCTCGCGCGCGTCGCCCGTCTTCCCGTACATTTCGTACTCGACCTGCAGGGCCGCGCTGGACGCATTACGTGCCTGAGCGCTCTGCTGCATCCAAGTCATGCTGTCCTTCTCGGCCTTCTGGGCCTTGACCAGCTCCTCGGTCGTATCCAGCTCGCCGAGCGCAGCACGCACGACAGCCAAGTGCGCATCAGACAACTTCAGCTTGCCCGACGCCAGCTCCTGGTCGATCTTGATGCGCAGCTTCTGGCCCTCAGTCGCCGCGGCGTCGGTCGCCAGCTCGAGGCGGTTTTCGTCCGACTTCGCGCGGATGCTCGAGATCAGGCCGACGTAGGCTTCGGCCTCCTTCTTGACGGCAGCGGCAGCCGAGCCGTCGACGTTGCCGTTGAAGTCCAGCGATTTTTTCGCCTCCTTCGCGGCGGTACCGGCTTGGCGGATCTGGTCCATCCGCTCACGCAGCTTCGAGCCGAACGACTGCTCAGTAAACATCGCTCCGAGGTCGGCCACCGCGTCAGATTGGATTTGGGCCTGCTCGCGGACCATGCCCTTCATGGTGTCCCACGCTTGGGAGTACTCGCCATGCACCAGGTGCGACAGCGCGCCAGATACGCCAGTCACGCTGGACATCACCTGGGCAAGCGCGGCACCGATCACCATGCCGGTGCCCTTCACGACGCGGGCGACGACCTGTACCGCATCGGACAGGTAGGTAACTCCAGTAATCGCGACGCGGGTCCAGTCGGCGAATGTCCCGTCCTGGGACAGCTGACCAATCTCGCCCTTCATTCCACTCGCGCCAGTGGTCACGTCATAAAATGCCGTGCTGAGCTCGTAGAGTGCTGGCAGCATGCCCATGGCGATGTCTTTTTTCCAGCTCTGCCCTTCCTTCTTGATCTTGGTGAGGTTGTCGCTGAAATCGTCGGCCATCGCTGCGGTCGCCGCCTTGGCCTGCACCTGCTGCTCCGTGAGCTTCGCAGTTACGGCCTCGGCTTCGCCGGCGAGGTCGCCGAGGAAGGGCAGCATCTTGGCGCCCTCTTTGCCGAACAGGGTCATTGCCACGGCCGACTTGCCTGCGCCATCCTGGAACTGGTCGAGCGCCTTGGCCACCTCCAGCATCTGCTGGTCGGGCTTCATCGACTTCAGGGTGCCGAAGTCCAGGCCGATCGCCTTGATCGCCTGGCCCATGCCGGCGCTTTCCTCTGTGGAGACAGCCATGCCCTTGGCCAGCTTGTTCATGGCGGTGCCAATGCCATCGATCGTCGTTTCCGACGTCGAGGCGACGGACTTGAAGGCCATGAGAGAGGCGACCGACGCGCCCGTCTGGATGGACAGGTCGTGCATGCCGGCGGCCGCCTCGACGGCACTGTCGACCATGCCAGTGAAGGCATTGATTGACAATCCTGCAACCACGCCAGCCAGCACGCCTTTCAGCTTGCCGCTGAGGTTGGAGATGCCCTGCAGGGCGCCGGTAGCTTCCGCGCGAAAGCGGTCGAACTCCCGAATACCTTGCGAGGCATCGGCCGTGATGATTACTTTCGATCCACTCATCTTTTCCGTTCACTCCACGCGTTTAAGGTCGCGCGTTCCATTGCCTGAATATCGGAGAACAACCGGGCCTCGTCCGCACGCTTGATGCGCCGCTTGCGCATCACCACGTCGACGCCTTGGTAGTTGAGGCCGATCGGGCCGCCAGGCCCGACTACCCATTGCGTCGATACGGCCCTGAACAGTTCCCAGCTGGGTAAGTTCTCGGGCCACAGGTACAGCGGCTCGAACTTCTCCGCTGCCCTGATCGCCACTAGACCGAAGGCCGCGAGCGCTTCGTCGACGACTGCATCGTCCTGCTCTCGGGCGTCCTTCCACTCGATCTGCCCGAGCGCGTCGAAGCGCGCGACCTGTTCTAGTTTTTTGCCTGGGCGCCCGATGCCTTGCCCAAGGCCTGGAAGCACTTCATGGCCATACCCGAGATGTCGAGCAGCGCTTCGAGCGCATCGGGGCAGAACTCGGCCGGCGTCACGCCGTCCTCTTCCATCACCAGGCGCTGGCCGCTCCAGCCGGTGGTGACTTCGGCCATAACGTCCTGGGCGCGGAAGTCATCCGCGTCCAGCTTTTCCTTGAACTGGCTGGCAGACACGCGCTTGCAGGTCAGGGTGAACTTAAAGGGCTTGGTGATACCGTTTTCGTCGACAATCTTGCCTTCGACGGGCACCTGGACCATGTCGCTCACGGCGACCACATATTTCTTCTTCATGCTGTTTCCTAGTTTTCAGCGGGGCCAACGGACCCCTGGGTTTAAGCGAAGCTGGTAACGATGCGGATCTCGTCGTTGCCGGTCAGCGGGAGCATGCGCAGCTTGTAGCCGATGAGGCGCTCGCCGTTCAGTTCCTCCTTCGTCGGCTCCTTCAGCTGCACCGCAGGCATAAAGACCATGACCTTGTCGTTGGCGACGGTGCCGTGCTGCAGGCCGATGCTGGTCTTGGCTGCGCTCTTGACGTTCGCCATGAAGGCCACCTCGTCCGCCGCGGCCAGCTTCAGCTTCACGGCACCGGTCACTTCGCGATCGGTGATCGCTACCGACTGCTGCCCGAGCATCTTCTGGAACGTCGCCTTCACGCCCAGGTCGACCGTCAGGCCGAGGCTGGTGTATGCCGTCCCGGCGGTCAGCGCCGGTGCCACCGCAGTGGCGTGGGTTGCACCAAACATCAAGTCGCCGGAGTTCGCATCGATCACCAGCTGCGGCACGCGCCAGGCGGAGAGCGTGGTAGAGACCACCGGCGTGGCGGTGATGCCGCCATCGACGCAGATGAACTTGAACGAGATGACCGGCTTGGCGCCTACGCTCAGGTCCAGGGTGGCGGTACCGCGACAGCCCAGGCCCTTATGCAGGACTTGGTCGTCGTACCAGTAGATCGTCGAGGACTCGAAGTTGCCCGAGATCGGGGTGTAGTCGACGCGCTGGCCTGCGGTGATGGTCTCGGCGAAGCCAATTGAGCGCATCAGGGGCCCCCAGGCCGGGGCGGTAGCGAGAGTACCGGAGCCGACGAGTTCGATGTCGAACCCCATCTCGATGTAGGCGGCACCGGGCAACTCTTCCGAGCCGCCCAGATAGTCCCGGATGATGCCGCGCGCGACGTACTCCGCGTTCAGCGGATTGATACTCATGTTGCTGACCAACTGTGCGTTGGCGGCGCCGGTCGGCGCAGCGTCCTGGCCATAGGTGGTTTCGATCTTGGCGAGGATCGCCGTCTTGCGAATAAGACGTTCGGCCATCGCTTACTCCTGGTCGTCGTCGGCCGGGCCGTCGACTTTGGTGATGGTGCCCGTATCGAGGTTGCGGATATAGCTGCCGCCCGTCGTGGGTTCTTGGTGCACGACCTCGGCAGGCAACAGTGCAGACGTCTGCACACGCGGCACCGAGAATGCCTTCGACGCGTCTGCGCCGTCCGTATCGATCGAATCGTTCATAACTTCAGGGTTCTCCCATTGGTTTGGTGTTTCACTACAAATCGCGCGGTGACGCATGCGACGCTGCTGTCGAGCTGGTCGTAGTCCCAGGCCAGCGTGTCGCCAGCCAAAGGTTCGATGTCCATCACGCCATAGCCAAGGTCCGGACCAGACGCAAGGCTGTCGAAGACCTCCTCCAGCACCTGGTCGGCTGCAGCACCAGGCACGTCGTTCGCGCCGTCACGGCCGTAGCACTCGATCTCGACCAGCGTGCTCCAGCTGGTCCGGCCGCCGAGCACCTGGGCTTCCTGCGATGCCGCGCGCGACAGGCGCACGATGACGACGCTATCCTTGTCGCTGCTCAGCGCGCGGGCCCGGTTGACGTACACGCGTCCGCCGGCGATCGGAACGGACTTCAGATAGTCGCCAAGCGCTATGGCGATCGCCATGTGGTGGGTCGTCATGCCTTCTCCAGGAAGACCAAGCTAAGGCCCGTGGGCAGCTCGCTGCCGGCCTGACAGTCCGCGACCTTCCATGCGGCGCCGTTGACGGTGATGGTCGTGTCAACGAAGTCCGCCGGCACCTTGTCGGTGCCGATCACCATCTGCGGCTCTGCGGCGCCCATGCCGACACCGACCATGCCCGCCTTGTATTCGGCGTCGAAGATGACCGGCACGCCCTGACCTTCGATGACGGCGATCGCGTTGGCCAGGCGCTCCATCGCCAGCCGGTTCAGTCGTGCCTCGAGCTGGTCGAACATCGTCAGGCGTTGATCTTGATGCGGACGGTCGCGGCGCCGTTGTCGGCTGCGGCCGCGGCGTAGCCGGCCACCTGCAGGGCGCCCGCGGTAACCGTCAGGCGGCTATTTGCGGCGTCCCAGTACAGCAGATCGCCCTGGTTCACCACGTCGGTGGCCAGCTTGGCGACGGTCCAAACGCCGGTAACGCCCACCGAGCCGGTGCTGTTGGCCGGAATGTCGCCCAGGACGATACCAATCCGCTTGCTCATCGCTACGACCGCGCCGGACAGGGCCGCAGCACCGCCGGTGGTGTAATCGAGCACGTCGCCTTCGCCTACATAGTTCCTTGCCATCTCTGGCTCCTTTTCGCTTGAATTGGCGCCGGCTCTGCGGCGCCCTGGTTACTGGGTCAGGCTTACGCGCCTGGGTTCTTGGCCAGAGTGCGGAAGTCGAGCGCCTTCACGCCAGCGTCCATGCGCACCTTGAATTCGACGCCGTCGCGGGTCCAGCCGTCCTGCTGCTCGAGCGTCGGAGTCTTGTTGCCGTCCAGGTACTGCACCTCGACGGTGTCCTGCACGTTCTGATCGGCGGCGCCGTACCAGGTCAGGGCTGATGCGGCGTCCAGGCGGGCGTCGCTGATGACTTCGAAGGTGCCGCGCACGGTGTTCGGCGTGGTGTTGTTCTTGGCAGCGGCGCCAACCTCGAATTCGCTGTCCTTCACAACCTTGGCAGTGCCTTCCAGGGCGACCGGCACCAGCAGCTTGGCCAGGCGAATGTTCAGCGCCGTGGCGGTGCCATCGGTCTGCTTTGCCATGGCCACGCGCATCGCGTCGACCGTGGCCGTGTTGATGGCGGTTGCGGCCAGCAGATTCTTGTGGCCAGCGTCGAACAAGGCGACGCCATCGCTCATCAGCGGATTGCCGGTCAGGATTGCGTAGACCAGGTCGCCGATGGTGCGGATCGCGGCACGACCCATCCGGCGCGGGATCTTGGTAAAAGCATCCAGGTCATCGTTGATGATGGTCTGGCGGGTCATCGAAAACAGCTTGCCGTAGGTCGCCAGCTGGACGGTCTCGCCACGATCGCCCACGGTGGCGTACTTGTACTCACCGCCATCCTGCACCTTGTCGAGGCTCGGGAACGTATTCAGGTCGACGCGCTTACCCGGCTTGAAGTCGCCCAGGCTGCCCTCGGCGGTCCACAGCTGGAAGGTTTCGTCGGCTTCTTCGTAGCCTTTCATCATCGACTTGTTCGCGACGTTGGCCAGCAGCAGCGGGAAGTCCGAGCTGGTGTGCGTGAACGCGGCGGCCACAACGTCCATCTTGCTCATGCCGCGAGCGTTGACGCTGGCGTGGGCCAGGCATTCGCGCGCGAGATCCATCAACGAGAAGCCGCGGTAGTTGTTCGCGCCATCGTCCTTGGCGATGCTTGCGCGAGCCAGGATCGAGGCCTGGGCGCCCGCGCGGAATTTGTCGCGTTCGTCTTCCAGGGTGACAACGTAGTTGCCGGCCACCGGAGTCGAGCCGTTGCCCAGGTGGGCCAGCAACTTGGTGTTGGCCTGCTCGACGGTGCAGTCCAGGTCATCGGCACAGGTTGTCTGCAGGGCGGCGACGCCGCCGATACCGGTGAATTTCGCGAACGCGGCGGCGATGCCGTCGCGACGCGCTTTGTCAGCGGCGAGTGCAGCCTTCGCTGCGGCAGCCTGGGCGGCCTTGATTTCTTCTTCGGTCATGGTGCTCTCCTTCGATTTTGGTTGAGGCGCGGCAGATGCCGCCGGGGTATTCGGCTGCGGGAACGATGCGTACCGCGCCTTGATGGAATCCTTGAGCTGGGCACTTGCAGCGATCGGCAGGCCGGCGATGACGGCGTCGACCAGCTTGGCCTCGCGGGCCTGTTCGGCGGTGTACCAGTGGTCCTTCCCATCAGTCAGCAAGGCCAGGAAGACGGCTTTGTCGTCGCCAGTCTTGGATGCGTAGGTGGTCGACATCGCGTCAGCCCAGCTGTCGAGCATGTCGGCGTAGTCGCGCATTGCCGCACTGTTGCCCTGCTGCCAGCCCCACGGTGCGTGGAGCATGAGCTGTGCGTTCTCGGCCATCTCGACGGTGTCGCCGGCCATGGCGATCAGGCTGGAGATAGATGCGGCGATGCCGTCGACGATGGTGGTGACGCTGGCCTTATGACGCTTCAGCGCGTTGTGGATTGCGATGCCATCCGTCACCGAACCGCCGTAGCTATTGATGCGGACGGTCAGCTGGTCGACGTCGAGGGCTGCGATGTCACGAACGAAGTTCGCGGCCGTGATGGTGTCGCCATACCAGCTCTCGCCAATGTCACCATAGATCAGGATCTCCGCGCCCAAGGCCTGGGCGCTGCCGGCCGCCCCGCTAACGCGTGCGTGTGGCCGGATGGTGTACCACTTCGCCGGCTCGTTCTGGGTTGCTGTCGCCATCGTTGTTCCTTATGGATTGCTGATCGTGTTCGAAGTCAACAGTTTGTTTCTGATGCAGTCTCATTTCTAGGGAGAAATGAGACTGTTTTTTCAGAGGCACGGACGAAAAAAAGCCGCCCGAAGGCGGCTAATTTGGAGCGTCGTGCGGCTGCTATTCGTCCTTGGTGTCGTCCTGCTGCTGCGCCGGCGCCGGCGCTGGTGCTGCAGCCTTGTCCTTGTTCGCGAAGTTGGAAGCGAACACCAGGCCTTTCTCGGCGCACTCGTCTCGGTGTGCTTTGATCTGCTCGAGGACGTCCCGAGGATTGACGCCCCGCTTGCGCATGACCTCGACCTCGCTTGCAAAGCCGTCCTCGACGAGTGAATGCCAGGCCAGCGCTTCCTTGAGCGGATCGATCCAAGGCATCGACTGGCCGACGAACAGCGCGTCGTCGGCTGTCTCCGGATCCACGTCGCGCGGAATGGGCACTACACCCGATAGGTTCGCCGCCAGCACGAAGTCGTTCCATACCGGCTGCACAAACTGGCCGACGAACTCGTCGCACAACACGGCGTAGTGGATCCACTGCTCGACCAGTTCCTGACGCTGAGACGAATAGGTGCCGCTGTAGTCGCGGGAGATACTGGAGTAGCTGCCGCCGAGGCCCGCAGCGACGGCGCGCAGCTGTCCCTGCCGGAATGTCACTAGGTTTGGATTGGGCCGGTTGGAATCGATCAGGCCGATCTCTTCGCCTACGCCCAGGTTGTCGATGATCATGCCTGGCGAGAAGTGCAACTCGCGGGGCTGGCTGGCTGTGCCATCTCCCCCCTCGCCGAAGTTGTCGGGCGAACCCTTCTTGACGTACGCCGTCAGCGAGGCCGCAACCTTTGCAGCGACGCGCTCAGATTCTTCGTAGTCCTTGATATCCTCAAGGCGTGTGATCACGCTGGCGAACTCCGAGACCCCACGCATCTGACCTATGCGGTCCAAGGATGCGATGTGATGCATACGGCCGGCCTCGATCCGCTTGAGGTCGTAGCTGCCTCGGGTCCAGCTGTCGCCGCCGGGGAACTCCTTGTAGGCCCAGTAGCCAGTCGGCTTGCCCCAGGTATTCCGTTCGATACCCTGCTGGATGCCGCGGGCCGGATCGTGGTAGTCGAACGGGATCAGGTCCGGCTCGATCAGCTCCAGTGAATATGGAACCTTGGTCGCATGGTCCAGCAGCGGCACGGTGCCGATCAGGCGCTGAGCGAAGCACTCGCCATCCCGCAGCCAGGTCTTGGCCACCAAGCGCTGAGCCTTGCTCCAGTGATGCCGCTGGGTGACCTCGGGGGTCTGCTGCCAGTCGCGGTAGGCCTTGCGCAGGGCGGCCGCATACTCGTTGTGGATCGAGCCGTCCTTGCGCCGCGGCTGCGGCTCGATGCCGATGCCGGTCGGACCGACCACGTTGTTGACCAGCGTGCGCAGCGCGCCTCGCGCGATGTCGTGGTTTTCCTCGAGGTGCCGGGCAAGACCACGCAGGGCGACGGCGCCGCGCTGCGCACTTGCGTTCGGCGAGCCGTTGGCCTTTCGCCCTTTCCGCGTCCGCGAAGGATTGGCCGCCTCGTACTGGCTCAGTACATTGCGTGCCGCCAGGCGTTTCAGGCCAGCCGAAGGCCAGAGGTAGGCGATGACCTGGTCGAAGGCGTTGAGCCGGGTTTTCGGACGCGCGTTCATGTCAGCGGTCCGCGAAGCTCGCGACGGAGAAGGACATGCCACCAATCGACGGGCGCCCACTGGTGTTGCGCGTTTCCTGGGCGACGCGCTGCTCCCACTCCTGGCGCCCCTTGCGGACTTCCGCGAGGTCCTCCATGCCCATCGATCGGCCTTGGAAGGTGATTGTCTTGCCGGCCAGGATGGCCAGCTCGGCGTCGAGGTACTTCGAAAGCATAGCTGCAGCTGTAGTGGACATTGTTGGCTCCTTAATCTAGATGGCCAACACTACCGACTGCGCTGTCTCATTTCTAGGGAGAAATGAGACTTCGTTAAAACGCTAGCCCCGCGTATGCGGGTCCATTAACAGCCTTAGGCTTTTCAATGCTAACTTGTAGCGCTGTGCCTCGTCGCGAGACGGACGATGTACCCCGTGTGCCACCTTGTTACGAACCTCTTGCGCGTATTTGATGGCTTGCATCGTGTCATATCTGAACACGCCTCTCACCATTAGCCCGGTCAAAATGGTGGTCATCGACGGTGGTCGCGAGCCGGTGCTAGGCAAATTCGACGCTTGGTAAAACAGTCGCATGAATCGCTCGAAACCTGCCCATTCCGTTAGGATGACCGCGTCCGGAGTAAGGTCGCCATCCTCGGCTGGTTGGTCCGCACTTACTGAGTACCGCGGGCCATCCTCGGGTGCTTCGTCCTCTTGAGGTGGTTCGCCAGGCTCCGGCGGAGCATGCTGCACGCCTGCATCCTGATCTTCGACCTTGTCCTCAACCTTGTCGATTGCAGCCTCCAGCTGCTTCAGCTCGTCGAACTCCGCCTTAACGCCGAAGGCATCAAGCTTGCGTAGGCGTTCCAAGCCTGCTTTCGCATCACGTCGGAACACAAACATTGCAATAACGGCGACTACGGGCCAAGCAAGAGATTCCGTTAATTTGGTAGTTAATTCGTAGGCGTCCACACTTGTCCTAAACCGTTCTTTTAAGCAAGTGTACACTAAGCTACATATCAAACCGTCAACTTTGGTGTGGTTGTCAATCTCCCTTCAAAATCTTATAGAACTGAGCCCGGCTGATGTTGTACTCGACCATCAGCTCCTGCCTGTTGCGACCGTTGTACTTTGCACGGATAGCGACGGCCCGCGCCTCGGCGTCGACGTCGTTCTTCTTGATATACACTTCCTGCCCACCCCACTGAGTGCGCAGCATGGCATCCACCAACTTCTGCTTCTCGGGCGTGAAAACCGTGAGTCCGAGCGTGGAGCCGACGAGACTGACGAAGCAGCCGACTATATCAATGTGTTCGTTTTGCATTAGTTGAATCCCCTACTGGACCAGTCGTCCGACCCAAAGCGGTTGCTGCCGCCTCGATTCGGCGCCGTCGCCGGCTGTGCGGCCGGAACTGCTTGTTTTGGCTGTTGCTGCGCCGCCTGTACTGTTGGCCTCATTGTTTCGGGTGCCGGCGGAGGCGCGCTGAAGAGATCCCCGATCACCGGTTGCACTTCCGCCTCGAGCGCCTCCCACCATTTCGCCGGCTTCTTGGCCAGCTCCAGGTGCGTCTCGAGCCAGACCGCGTAGACCGTGCAGTCCCACGCTTCGACTCGCTTGCGCAGCGCCGTCCAGCGCGATTCCTTTCCGCCGGCGGTAGCGCGCTCCACTCGTGCCTCGCCAGCCATTTGGGCGAAGTATTCATCGGTCGACTCCTTCGAAAAGTGCATGTAGCCAGGGCCAGGCTTGGTGATCTGCAGCCGGCCGTAGATCAGGTCCTTGGCCGTGTTCGTACCGACCTGCCAGAGGATCAGGCCGCGCTTGCGTGTCTTGCCGCGCCAGTCGATGTCGACCTTCGACGCGCCGTCTTTGATGTGCTTCTCGCGGCCTGAACGCCCCTTCACCGCGTAGATCCGCCGGCCCAGCGCCGCGTGCGTGTGCACGAAGCTGTACACCGCCTGCGTGTGGTGGCCACCGGTGTCGATCGCCGAGGCGAAGATCTTCAGCTGCTGGCCGCCCGCGTGCGGGAAGTCGGTATCGAACAGATACTCGGCAACGTCCTGCCATACCTGGTCCTCGCCCGGGTTTCCATAGAAAATGCGGTGATCGATCTTCCAGGTCTCGCACCCACGGCCGTAACCGCGCACCGTGACCTCGATGCGGTTGTCCTGGGTGTCGCACCCGGCCAGCAGTCGCACGCATCCCATCGGTACCGCGCCGAGCTTGTAGGGCTCGGCGCGCTCCTTCAGCTGGTCGGCGTCGCTCTTTTCCTGCTCCAGCGCCCAGGGCTCCCCCAGCGTTGTGTTCGTGAAGGTCTTCAGCTTGGTGATGTCACCGGCCTGCGCCTTCGCATACGCGTCGAGGAACTCCTCCACGATGGTCGACCAGGTCACCATCGGGCTGTATGCGGTCCAGATGTGGAACGCTATGTGTTCCAGCGCCGGGATCTCCTCGCCGGCCGCGTTGCGGAATACGCCGGCAGCGTCGACTGTGATGCTGCCGTCGTCGTTCTGCCACCGCCCCTGGTCGGCCACGGCCAGGTACTGCGCCTGCGTGATCAAGCAACCGTTGTGTGGGCACAGGTGGCGTACGGTCTCAGGATCGCCGTTGACCCACTTGAAGCCGTGCTGCTCGTCCTTCTTACCCCAGGCCAGCGTGTGGAACTCGCCGCATTCCGGGCAGGGAATGGCGTACTTGAGGCGCACGTCCGCTGCCTGGTACCGGTCGTCGATCAGCGAGAAGCCCTGCAGCTTCGGCGTCGAGCCGGTGATCAGCTTCGGGAAGGTCGCTCCTTCCACCCGCTTCTTGGCCAGCACATCAGGCGAACCCTCCTTCTCGATGTCACGGTCGAAGGCGTCCAGCTCGTCCAGCAGCGCGACGTCGACCGAGATCCGGCGATAGGCGCGCGCAGCGGTACCGCCGCGCGTATGCAGCAGGCAGCCGAGGAATTTCTTCTGCGCGAGCGTGTTGTCCTTGTGCCTGGAGACGTGGGCCGGCATTGCCTTGCGCATCACCTTCACGTCGCGCAGCATCGTATCGAGTTCGGTCTTCACGAACTCGTCGCTGTCGCCGTCGGTCGGTTGCCACAGCGCCTGGTTGCGACGCTTGTGCTCGGCGAAGTAGCCGACCGCGGCCAGCAGCATCTTGGTGTAGCCGACCCGAGCTGACTTTTTGAAGTCGATCGCGCGGATGTCGTCGTTACTGATGCACGCCAGGATGCCGCGCTGGAATGGCCAGGGCACCCAGCTCTGTTCGACGTACGAAGATTCCTTCGACAGGTAGAAGTGCTCCCGCGCCCACTCCTCGAGCGTCATGGGGGGCGGCACACCGAAGGCACCCAGGCCACGTGTCACGGTCTTGGCCAACTCGGGCGAGCCCCAGTGCACGACTTCGTGCATGCTGCTCATGGGTCGAGCTCCTCGTCCGCGTCCTGGCCCTCCCGCCCCTCCGCCTCGTCCTCGTCCGGTTCGCGCAGGTCGTCCAGGGACATGCTGGCCGCGATGTTGCGCACGCGCGCGATCTCGCCGGCGATGTTCTTGATCTCCTCTGCCGACAGGCTGGGCACGCGTCGCTTGACGGCGCCAGGGATCGCCTCGAGGATGCCGCCAATTTTGCTGCCAGCCTTGGACAGCACCTCTTCGATCAGCGTGACCGGCGCCAGCTCGCCGCGCGTGACGGCGTTTTGCATCTCGATCTTTTCGCGCTGGGCCTTAGCCAGGCCGGCACGCTCGGTCGCCAGGTCCAGTTCGCCGTTGGCGGCACGGCCTGCAGCCTGCTCGCGGAGGTGCGAGCAGTACGCCTGCAGCAGCTGGTGGCCCGCCATGTTCTTGTCGAGGATGCCCCGGCCGACCAGGTTGCCGATGGCCTGCTGGCTGACGCCGACGAGCGCGCCAAATGCAGCCTGCGTCATGGGCTTGGTTAAGTCAAAGTCGGACAATACAACCCCCTTAGAACGGGTGTTTGACTAGAGAAAATGCGGGGTTCGAATTACCCTTGACGGGCCCCTCGCCGGAGTACCTTGGAAAATCGGGGCGTCAGCGCTGGGTCGCGATCGCCTCGGCCAGCGCCTGCTGGAATTCGGCCGGGAACTCCTTGTCGACGGTCGACGTGGCGACGAATTCGAAGTCGAAGATGGCCTCGTACGTGACAGACCGGACGAAGATCATCACCGCCTTAATCGCCGTGCCGCGTGCGAAGTGCGTGCGCTGGTAGACGCCCAGCGGCAGACGGTCACCAGGTCGGCCGACGAAGTAGGAGATGCCCTGCTTGGTCTTGGATCCACGCGCCAGGGACTGCCGGCGCTTGTCAGTCATGTTCGCCTTGTACCCGGCTTCAGGGAACGCGCGGAAGTACGACAGGATCTGCACGATCTGGCCGCGGTCCATGTTGCCGTAGCTGTCCAGCTTTGCCCCGTCACCAGGCACAACACGGTAGCCAGGTGGCAGGGCGCCGATCGAGGCCAGT